AGATTTAACAGTTTCAGCTTTTTCAGTTTCAGCTTTTTCAGTTTCTTCACTTTCAGCTTTTTCAGTTTCAGCTTTTTCAATAGGGTTTAAATGTTTATTGTATGCTGTAAGGTTTGCTGACATTTTAGTAAAACTAGAAACATTATTACCTTTTAAGTATTCTTCATCTAAACACCAAGTTTGAAACAATAATGTTTCTTCAACAAATTCAGTCTTATAGATTGCCATTAAACCATTACTAATATTTTTAGAATGTTGAGACATTACAAGCTTACCTTTTTTTCCCTTGGTATCAAATAGGAATGAAAATTGTTTACCCTTTTTATTAGTAGTAATCCAATTTCTAAAATCGTCACTTTTTAATTCAGTTTTTTTACTACCATAAAGTTTTACATTACTAATTATTTCTAGTGAATTTTCTTTAATCATTTTATTATTATTTAGAGAATTATTCTCGATTGTTTCAATTATATTTATCATTTTATAGCCTTTCAGTTTTGTTTATTTTTTAACTTATAATTAACCTTAATTCAGTTTTAATATTAAATCAAGTATATTATTTAATTTTATATCTTTTAATTTTTACATTGTTTATTTTTGGTTTATTAAAGTAAGCATTTTTAAAAGATAAATAAACAATATTCATATTAAGCTTATTAGTATTATAGTTAGTATTCTTAAAAGTATATTTATAATATGTAATCATTTTAAAACTTTCATTTAATTAATTAAGTAAACAGTATTTTATTTTTATAAGTAAGTCAAATTTATTTTTAGTAATTAGTGATTACCTTTTTTTTAAGGCGGACTGAGAATGATTATCAAGTTAGCCAAGGCTAAGTTTATTAGTATGGGTTTATAATTCTTAGGGTATACTATTTTAATAAGCATACGATAAGACTATTAGTATCATTTTAAAAAGTTAGCCTTTACTAATAACACTATATAAGTAAACTGTTAGCTTATCATTTAACTTTTATACTAATATTAATACTAAGTTATTGAAAACATTAGATATTTTTAGTCATTAATGATTACTTTTTATTTGAAACAAGGGTATTGACTATAAAACTATCAATATCAAGGCAGTAGGGCAGGAGGCATGGGGGGGTAGGTACGTTATATGCTTGTAGAACTACACAGATTAGGAAATTAAAGTGTTAACCACAAGTGTAACTGACACTTTGCCCTATGCATAGTAACTATAAATTTAATTGAAAATAATACTTGACAAGGTGCACATAATTGAGTATAATTAAGTATAACTTAACAGTTAAATGTACATTTAAATGAATATTCATTAATATATATAAATACAGTTTCTTTGTAATACACTTAAATGTAACATTATAATGTACATAGATATATAATATTTGTATTTATTTGTAATTAGACTTGACAACAATGAAAAAATCAGTAAAACTATATACAGAAAACGTGTTAGAGGAATTTTATTATTCCCTACATACTAATAAGGCAGTTAAAATACATATACCACATAGTTCGGTGTATTATATTCGTGCCCTAATACTAGCTGACACTGGAGTGAAGTACACTCTCAAGCATGTAGAACATGCAATGAAGGCAGAAGGATGGATAGACTAAGATGTTTGAGGCATTTGTACTTGTATGTATGATTGATAATACAAATTTATGTCACACACTACAAGATTTGGAAGGACCATACAAAACGAGACAGGAATGTATAGTACGTACCTATGAAATGGCTGCTGACCTACCAGACTACCTACCTATGTTCCAAGCATTGAAGTATAAGTGCTTTGAAGATAAAGACTACAGCAAAGTGAGAACTTAATAAATGGCACATGAGAACAGACGAGCAGCATTGCTAAAGAAACATGGTCTTTCAGGTGTCAACAAGCCTAAGAGAACTCCGGGTCACAAGACTAAATCACATATGGTGTTGGCTGCAGAAGGTCACAACATGAAGTTAATACGTTTTGGACAACAAGGTGTAAGTGGAGCAGGTAAGAACCCCACTAGTGCTAAAGATAAGGCACGTAAGAAGAGCTACTATGCAAGACATAATGCTCAAGGTAAACCGACTAGTAAGCTTTCAGCTAAATATTGGTCGCATAAAGTCAAATGGTAAGGAGATAAACCGATGGCACTACCGTTTTTAATTCCAGCAGGAATAACATTAGTAAGACTAGTAACAGGACAGCTAGTAAAATATGGTTCAAAGAAGGCAGCAGAGAGTGCTGTTAAGAATATTGGTGGTAAAGTAATCAAAAAGACTACTGAAAAGACATTTAAGAAGGCTATTAACCCAACTAAATTAAAAAATACACCTACTATGAAAGAAAAATTAAAGGCAGAGATAGGAATTGCACCAAAGCAAACCAAGACTATGCCTAGACCGGGTTTAGTAGATAAGAAAAAGGGTATAGCAGCTGGTAAATTAGCAAAAAAAGCATTTGGCAGACAAAAACTAGCTAAAGGTATAGGTATAGCAAGTACAGCTTACACTGCTGGTACCTTAACAGGAGGTAAAGATGATGGTGCGAAAGCTGATGGGAAAGATAAACGTTCTTTCATGCAGAAGTATGTGTTGGGTTCAAAGTTTCAACCTAAGAAAGATGGTGGAAAGGGTAGTAAAACGGTTAGTAAAGAACAAAAGTCTGCTCTCTCTGGTAGCTCAGATAAAAAGAAAACTAAAAAAGGTATGTCTGCATTTGAAAAAGCATTTGCTAAAGCTAGAAAAGATAAGAAGGCAACTTTTAAATTCAAAACTAAAGATGGTGAAAAAACTTTTAACACGAAATTAAAAGAAACACCTAAAAAGAACAAACCTAAGACTATGAGGACTTAGAATGGCTAAAATGAAGAAACCAGATGGACTAGCTATTGTAATAGGCATAGGGAAGGCATCTAAAATGAAAATGAAGAACAGCAAGAAAACCGAGATGATGTACGGTGGCAGTGTTGGTGGTAAGAAGCATATGTATTCAGGTGGTGGTTCAGTAACAGATAATGCTGGACTACGTGCTCTTAAACAAGCAAGTCCTGAAGCCTATATGAACATAAAAGGTAGTTAATGTCTAACAGAAACTATAAAAAGGAATATGCTAACTACCACGCAAAACCTGTGCAAAAAGCTAATAGGGCAAATCGTAATAAAGCACGTAGCCTTGTGTTAAAGTCAGGTGGAGCAGCGAAGGTGGCAGGTAAAGATGTTCACCATAGAAATGGCAATCCACGTGATAACAGTATAAATAATCTTGCTGTTAAATCAAAGACTGCTAATCGTTCCTTCAAAAGAACACGTACAGCAAAGAAACTAATACGGAGAAGTTAAAATGGTTATGGCTAAAAAGAAAACAAAATATATGGCTAAAGGTGGATATGGTACACCAACTAAGAAAATGAAAATGAAGGCAGGTGGTGCTACAAAGAAAACTAAGTACATGGCTAAGGGTGGAGCAGCTAAACGTAAATAATGTCTTATTTAATTAGTAACGTACCACATTTTAAATGTTGGGTACGTAAAGAGTTCACTTGTAATCATATGAATTATCACGGTGAATATCTCCACGCACTAGCTTTCGCAGTTAATACCATACCTGATAGGTCTTTAAGTTTTCAGGTAGTCTTCACAGGTTGTACAGAAGATGACAATGTACACGGTGGTGCAATGTGGGCAAGGATGCCTATACAGGCACTAGTAGCCGATATACCTGTAGACGAATGGGCAGAGCCAATGGAAGACCACTTATGTCAACCTTGGGATTGTGAATCAAGAAACCATAGTGTCATAGTTATGGACAGAGTAAGTTCTAGTCCTTGGTTATGTAAAATAGGTAATGAGTTCTACACAGCTAGATATATGTTCACGGTTGACTACACAGACCATGACATAGCAGATGACCCTGCACAGCATAAACAGTCACACGTGATGTATTTGTTGGATGCAGGAAAATGGACAGGCAATATAGTTGCCCTACCAAATAATAGAGTAAGAGCTACAAGTCCTGCTCTGTGGGTTACAGGAGAAGGAGCACCTGACTTTGCACCGTCACAGTGGACACACTCAGCAGAGTCACATGAATCTTACTTAGACCCATTCACTACGTTTAACAATTTATATGAGGACAGAGATGTTAAAAAAGCAACAGGCAAAAAAGACAATAAAAAAAGTAGTAACAGGTCTTAAGAAGGCTAGTAAAACTCATGCAGGTCAGGCTAAGACATTATCTAAGATTAAACTAAGCAAGGGTGGGAGTACTGTAAATGCAGCTGGGAATTACACCAAACCTACACTACGTAAAAACATATTCAACAGAATCAAAGCAGGTGGTAAGGGAGGTTCTCCCGGTCAATGGTCAGCCAGAAAAGCACAGATGGTGGCTAAAGCCTACAAAGCCAAAGGTGGAGGATACCGTGGATAATGGTGAATAAGAAAAAGAAAAAGGCAGACCCTAAAGTTGGCACAGGAAAAAAACCAAAAGGTAGTGACAGACGATTATATACGGATGAAAACCCTAAAGACACAGTTAGCATCAAATTCGCCACAGTTGCCGATGCCAAAGAAACCATTGCAAAAGTTAAGAGAATCAATAAACCGTATGCGAGAAAGATACAAATACTTACTGTCCTTGAACAACGAGCCAAAGTATGGGAAGAGGGAGCAAGCAGCTCTCGCAAAAAAAGCAAAAGAACAGTTAAAAAGGAAACATGAGAATGACAAAAGAAAAGTGTGACACTTGTGAGTGTTATGAATGTGATTGTGAAGAATGCACTTGTGATTGTCATAAAGAACAACAAGAGGAGGTACACGGAGTACCTGTATAATAAATGATTGAGTTTGTGTTAGTGTTTATGATGGGATTAAGAGTAGTAGACCAAACACAAACCTTTGAAGACATAGATAGATGCTTGTATTTTGCAGAACGATTACACAAGCAGCCTTCAATACCACAGAAGGAAGGACCTAACCTACAGATAACTGCATATTGTAAACCGATAAGGAAAAGATAATGTTAGCAGAATTAGCAGCAGCAAATGCAGCCTTCAGTGTAATTAAAAGTTTTATATCTAATGGTAAGGAACTTACAGGTTGTGCTAAACATATATCTGACTTTGTGTTTGCTAAAGAAGCTATACAAAAGAAAGCAAATAAACAAAAGTCTAAAGGTGGTGGTGCAGACTTAGAAGAGTTCATGGCTCTTGAGGAGATAAGAGAAAAAGAAGAAGAACTCAAGAAGATGATGATATATCTAGGTAGACCCGGATTGTGGCAGGATTGGCAAGAGTTTCAAGCAGAAGCAAGAAAGTCTAGACGGTATCAAGAGAAGATGGCTATTAAACGTCAAGAAGAGATAATGGAATATGTAGGCTATGGTTTTGGCTTTATTGTCATAGTATTCTTTGCAGGACTAGCAGCTTGGGCAGTAGCTAAATGGACAGGTAGATTATAACACCATGTATAGGCATCTGCACGTTGCAAGAGAATGTCTGCATAGGATGTAACAGAACAATAGAAGAGATTAAGGAAGCATATGAGAGCACCACAAAAATCACTAGCAAATTGGACAAGGCAGAAGTGGAGAACTAAGAGTGGTAAACCTAGTACACAGGGGTCAAAAGCTACAGGTGAACGTTATCTACCTGAAGCGGCAATTAAAGCTCTATCTTCCAGTGAATACGCCGCCACTTCGGCTGTTAAACGCAAAGCAAGTAGAGCAGGTAGACAAGTGGCTAAACAACCCAAGAAGATTGCTAAAAAAACGGCAAGATTTAGATGAGAAAAGACGAATTGTATCTCAAGTTAGCGAAGCCATTTCTAAGGATAGGAAACTATCTAATGAACAAGCACGTAAAAGCTCTAAGAGAAAGACAACTAAAAGAAGGTCTTAGGAGATTATAATGGATAACATGATATTAGATGCGTGGAATGAACTTAGCTACGTTGAAGGAGTTCTATTTACAGTATGGTTATTTATCTTATACTACGGTAAATGTTGGATAGACTCAAAGTTTAATAAGGGGAAATAATGTTTACAGCACTCATAGGACCTATAGCAAATCTAGCTAGTTCATGGATGTCTACTAAGGTAGAGAAGGTTAAAGCCGATGGACAGGCTAAAGTTGCACAGGCTAAAGCTAAAGCAGCAGTAGCAGAGAAAGTTGCTACAGGAGAAGTGCAATGGGAAAACTCTATGGCAGATGCTACAGATAATAGCTGGAAAGACGAATTTGCCTTGACAGTTTTACTTTTACCTGCTATACTTGTATTTATACCTAGCATGACAGAATACGTAAGAGTAGGCTTTGAGGTATTGAACACACTTCCTGAGTGGTATCAATATCTTTTGTTTATAGCAATTAGTGCATCATTTGGTATTAAGGGTGCAGGACAAGCAATGAAAATTATAGGTAAGAAATGAACTTAATTAGACTACAAGATGAAATAGCAAATGATGAAGGTGTTAAATATGAAACGTACCATTGTTCACTTGGACATTTAACCGGGGGAATAGGTCACCTTATTACTGAATGGGATGAAGAGTTTTATGATAAGCCTGTAGGAACTAGAATATCACACGAACAAATAAATGATTGGTTTGCGAAAGACATAGAAACAACTATAAAAGATTGTAACCTACTCTTTTCGCAATTTGACAACCTACCTAATGATATACAACATGTATTAGCTAATATGTGTTTTCAATTAGGTAGACCTAGACTGTCTAAATTTAAAAATATGATTGCAGCAGTAAAAGATTTAGACTGGACTAAAATGGCAGATGAAATGGAAGATAGCAGTTGGTTTAAACAGACACCTAATAGAGCTAAACGTTTAATAGCAATAGTTGACAGACAATACTATAGAGAAAGTGTACCAGTATGAGTAGAGAATTAACTGAAAGACAACAAAAGTTTCTAGCTGTTTTATTTGATGAAGCAGGTGGAGATGTAGTACAAGCTAAATTAATTGCAGGTTATTCAGCAAGCTCTAGTACTACAGATATAGTTAAATCGCTTAAAGATGAGATTCTAGAGGCTACACAGCTATTTATGAGTAGGAACGCACCTAAAGCTGCTATGGCTATGGTAGGAGGCTTATATGACCCTACAGAGCTAGGTCTAAAAGATAAGATGATGGCAGCTAAAGAATTACTAGATAGAACAGGCTTAGTGAAGACTGAGAAGATGCAAGTAGAAAGCACTGGTGGTGTTATGCTATTACCTGCAAAAAATGATGGATAGAAGTATAGGTAAGTGGAAATTACCACAACCAACAGATTTAAAAGATGAAAATGAAAAAGAATGGATACAGATTCCACGTATAGCTAGGACTGTTCCATTTGGATACAAGTTAAATGAAGAAGACCCTGACTTACTTGACCCAATACCATTTGAATTAGAAGCCATAGAAATGGCTAGAAAATACATAAAGCAATATTCATATCGTGAAGTGGCGAATTGGCTAACTGCTAAAACAGATAGAGTAATATCACACGTAGGTTTAAGAAAAAGGTTAATGTATGAAAGACAACGTAAGGACAAAGCTAGAACTCTTAGAAAGTGGGCAGCTTATGCCGAGAAAGCAATCGAGAAAGCGAAAGAAATCGAAAGCCAAAGAACAGGTTCAAGAGCCTAGAATACAGGAAGTTGCAGACGTAGAAGCAGTACCTGTAGAAGAACAGAATATAATATTTAAACCAAATGTAGGACCTCAGACAGAGTTTCTTGCAGCTAGTGAACGAGAAGTATTATATGGTGGTTCAGCAGGGGGTGGCAAGAGTTATGCCATGTTAGCAGACCCACTACGTTACATGGGTCATCCATCGTTTAGTGGATTGTTATTACGACACACGACAGAAGAATTAAGAGAACTTATATTTAAGTCAAAAGAGATATACCCTCAAATATGGAAGGGTATAAAGTGGTCAGAACGAAAGATGCAGTGGGAAGCACCATCAGGTGCAAGGTTATGGATGTCATACTTAGACCGTGATGATGATGTACTTCGTTATCAAGGTTTGGCATTTAGTTGGATAGGGTTTGATGAATTAACTCAATGGTCTACTCCGTATGCTTGGAACTATATGCGTTCACGTTTGCGTTCAGTTGCACAGGATTTGCCTGTCTACATGAGAGCAACAACTAACCCCGGAGGTCCGGGACATCAGTGGGTCAAGAAGATGTTTATTGACCCTGCACCATACGGAAGACAATTTGATGCCACAGATATTGAATCAGGGAATGTTCTTTCCTATCCAAAAGGACACAGTAAAGCAGGACAAGCTCTATTCAAACGTAGATTTATCCCTGCAAGATTATCAGACAACCCATACTTGTCTGCCCAAGGTGACTATGAAGCAATGCTTCTATCCTTACCTGAACACCAACGTAAGCAGTTGCTTGAAGGTGATTGGGATATTAAAGAAGGTGCTGCTTTTACTGAGTTTGATAGGAATATTCACGTTGTTGAGCCTTTTTCAATTCCAAGAAATTGGGTTAAATTTCGTGCTTGTGATTATGGTTATGGCTCTTATAGTGGTGTGTTGTGGTTTGCTGTTTCTCCAGACGAGCAGATTATTATATATAGAGAGTTGTATTGTAGCAAAGTCCTTGCAACAGATTTGGCAGATATGATATTGGATGCAGAAGCAGATGATGGAAATATTAAGTATGGGGTTTTGGACAGTTCTCTTTGGCATAAACGTGGGGATACTGGTCCTTCTTTGGCTGAACAGATGATTATGAAGGGATGCCGATTTAGACCTTCAGACAGAAGTAAGGGTAGTCGTGTATCAGGCAAGAATGAAATACACAGACGTTTACAAGTAGACGAGTTTACAGAAGAACCAAGATTAGTTTTCTTTAACACTTGTACACATATGGTATCACAATTACCTGCACTACCATTGGATAAAAAGAATCCTGAAGATGTGGATACAAGAGCAGAAGACCACTTGTACGATGCACTAAGATATGGTATAATGTCAAGACCAAGATTTAGTATATTTGACTATGACCCTATGGGCAGACCTAGTAGTAGTATGCCTGTAGCAGATGCAACCTTTGGATATTAATATGGCAGACGATAATGAAATAATGATTGAGGATGATGCTATAGCATTAGAAGACACAGAAGATACTGTAGTTGAAGATATAGATGTTAGTAGTATAATTCCTTTTGTACAGGAACGTTTTACTAGAGCAGAAGACTATCGTAATAATGATGAAGAAAGATGGTTAAGAGCTTATAGAAACTACAGAGGATTATATGGTTCTGATGTACAATTTACAGAAGCAGAAAAATCAAGAGTATTTATTAAAATAACTAAAACTAAAACTTTGGCTGCCTATGGTCAAATTATAGATGTTTTATTTGCAGGAAACAAATTTCCGTTAAGTGTTGACCCTACAGAACTACCAGAAGGTGTAGTCGAAGATGTACACTTTGACCCTAAAGAACCTGAACAAATGCAAACAAAACCTTCTAGTGCTAGTCCATATGGTTTTAAGGGAGATGGCAGGGATTTAAAACCGGGAGACACCTTAAAGTCTTTACAAGATAAATTAGGAAGTCTAGAAGAAAAATTAGAACCTGTACAAGATAAGTTAAAAGAAGGTCCAGCACAAACTCCTACAGCTATAGAATTTAGTCCTGCTATGGTAGCTGCTAAAAAGATGGAAAAGAAAATACATGACCAACTACAAGAATCAGGAGCTAATAAACAATTAAGAAGTTCAGCTTTTGAAATGGCATTATTTGGTACAGGTATTATGAAAGGTCCTTTTGCTGTAGATAAAGAATATCCTAATTGGAATGATGAAGGAGTATATGACCCTTTATTCAAAACTGTACCACAGTTATCGCATGTTTCTGTATGGAATTTTTTTCCTGACCCAGATGCCACTAATATAGAAGAAGCTCAATATGTAATTGAAAGACATAAGATGTCAAGGAGTCAATTAAGGGCATTAAAGAAACGACCCTATTTTAGGTCTTCTGTTATTGACGAAGTTATTATGTATGGTGAAAACTACGATAAAAAGTATTGGGAAGATGATTTATCAGACTATGCAACAGACCACGGAATAGACAGATTTGAAGTCTTAGAATACTGGGGTATGTGTGACATAGAAATGCTTGAAGAACAGGGTGTAGAGATACCTAAAGAATTACAAACTTTTGATGAGCTACAAACAAATATATGGATATGTAATGGTAAATTAATTAGAATGGTATTGAATCCATTTAAACCATCAACTATTCCTTATGTAGCAGCACCATATGAATTAAACCCATATTCATTTTTTGGTGTTGGTATAGCTGAAAATATGGATGATACACAGACACTTATGAATGGCTTTATGAGAATGGCTGTTGACAATGCTGTGTTATCAGGAAACTTACTTATAGAAGTAGATGAAACTAACTTAGTTCCGGGGCAAGACTTATCTGTATATCCGGGCAAAGTATTCAGAAGACAAGGTGGTGCTCCGGGTCAGGCTATCTTTGGTACTAAGTTTCCTAACGTATCAAATGAGAACTTACAACTGTTTGACAAAGCTAGACAACTAGCCGATGAAAGCACAGGTATGCCATCGTTTGCACACGGACAGACAGGTGTGTCAGGGGTAGGTAGAACTGCTTCAGGTATATCAATGTTAATGAACGCAGCAAGTGGTAGTATTAAAACAGTTATTAAAAATGTAGATGACTATTTATTAAGACCTTTAGGTGAAGGTTTTTTTAGATTTAATATGCAGTTTGATTATGATAATGATATAAAGGGTGACTTAGAAGTAAAAGCTAGAGGAACAGAGAGTTTAATGGCTAATGAAGTACGTAGTCAGAGATTGATGTCTTTCTTACAGGTAGCATCTAATCCAGCACTTGCACCTTTTGCTAAGTTTCAATATGTTATTAGAGAGATTGCTAAGTCTATGGATTTAGACCCAGATAAAGTTACTAATAATATGAGTGAAGCAGCATTACAAGCAGAGATTATGAAACAGTTTCAAGGTCCTGCACAAGGACAACAACAACCCATGCA